ATAAAAACTATTTAGTCCCATTCAAAACTTTTAAGCTTTCATTTCGCGCCCTATCCCTTCTCTAAATTATTAATATCCTGAAATCTTATATGTTATCCCTTAAATTATTTATCTGTTATCCATAATCTTCTTACCTGTCACCTCTACCTATCGCCTTTTACCTTTTCAACCTATTCCTTGAGTAATCTTTCTACCTGTTGTTATCCGGGATCTTTCTACCTGCTATCTTTTGTGTAATCATTTTCTTTCCATCTGCCGGCCTTTCCACCTACCGGCTGCATCTCTCACCGACCTGTATATTCCACGAAGTTATTCCGACCGTCCAGATAACCGCTCAACCTATTTCCGCCGATATATACATCATCCAGATAGGATACATCATTGCGACCGTAATCCATACGAATGGAAGTCTGTGCATAATTCTCCCAGTTCCAGCGGAAATTATATTCAAAGGTTTCCACACGTCCATTAGGATATTCAACCCGTATAAAATCAACACCTGTCCGGTCCAAATAAAAGTCGAGTTCCTGACGGCAACGGTTACCGTCCATATCCCGATAAAAGCTTACCCATGTACGGCTACATAAATCAGCAGAACGATTGTAGTAACCACCACCGATATTATCATCATCATAAAAACTATCGATTTCTACTTCACAAGAAGTCAGACTCAACGTTAATACAGCCATTAAAGCCAGTCCTAAGTATCTAAATGCGTTCGTTTTCATATTCCTTTATTTTTAATGGTTCCTTTATTAATCCTATCATTTATCTTTCGATATCACAAAAGTATAGAATGAATTTTCCTTATGAAATTGAAAATTCCTACTTATTTAGGGGAATTCACCTAATGGAAGAGGTAAATCCCCCAACACACAGGATATCTATGAATTCCATAGCCCTCCAAAGCAACCACCGTGCCCCCCCAAAAAACAATTGAAATAAATAACCTGATTTATCAAAATACAGATTAAAAAGACACTCTACCGCCCTCTGAAACCTTAATAAAGATTGAATCAAAGATTTAATTATTTAATCAATGTTATAAATCGCCCCGTTTTACCTGATTTATTTGCAGATATCGTAAAACTCCGTATATTTGCAATGTGTTTTTCATAGTATTAGATTTAAGGTTAACAAAAAGATTGGCTGTCTGGGATAGATAGCCTTTTTTTATGCTCTTTTTTTTATAAATCCTCCAAGATACGAAATCATCCACAAAATATCTGATTGGCCAATGCCTTTTGTCATTCACTTATTTCCTGTTATCATCCCCCATAAATCATACTTCATTCCCCAAAATAACGAATGTTAATGTAAATGTTCTGATGGTACAACGCCCCCTATCTAATAATTAAAAAGGTAACCACTCTCCCCTATAAATAGCGAGAAAAAATATTTTCAAAAAAAATAATCCGTTTAACATTTGAAACATAGCAAGTTATCTCTTTAATCATAAAACAGGTAAAAAAAATCTTGCTAAAAGATTTGCGTAGTCCAAAAGTTCCCCCTATATTTGCACCGCATTTGAGAGAGAATGCGGGTTCAAGGAAGTTTGGGTGAGTGGCTGAAACCACCAGTTTGCTAAACTGACGTACGGGTAACCGTACCGGGGGTTCGAATCCCCCAGCTTCCGCAAGATTCTCTAAATAAAAAGAGCTAAGTTTTATAGACTTGGCTCTTTTTAAATCTATCAAAAGCCGGTGGGTTCGTCTAACGGTTAGGACACATGCCTCTCACGCATGTAATACGAGTTCGATTCTCGTACCCACTACATACCACATTGAAAATAAGATATTTACAAAAAGAGAGTACTAAAACAGGGACTATTTCATTATTAGTAGACCTATTTTTAATATAATTCCGGAAAACCATAAGAAAAATAATCATAAAAGTAAGGCAGCCTAATAAGCTGCCTTTTTACACAAAAACCGGATAGATTAAAAGAGGAAGTATCCTCTGCTTTTGGTAATTTCATTGTTAGCACTGCAAATATACAAAAATGTGCATTATATTTCTTCCAATTTTGCTCTAAACTTCCGGAACATATCAATGGTCGGGTAAAAGGTTGGATTCTCCCAGTTCTTTGAGATCATCTGGATCATCTCCTCTATATGACTTTTGCAGTCTATTACTTTGATGCATTTATCCAGGACCAACTCTCCTTCCGGGTAGGTCTTGTTATTTAATGTATTCTGCGCCCATGAGAGCAGCTCTCTGATCGATTCTTGGTCGTATTTGTTTTCTTCCATGATTTTTAATTTTCGGCAAAGGTACAAAAAAGCCCAGCATGTTGTATGCCGGGCAATTCCATTTTAAAAGAGGCGTTATAAATGGAAAGGAGCTATTTTTTCTTTGCATCTTTCTGATGATATAAAGGTATACTTTTTAATCCATCAATATGTTCATATAGATCATTTTCGATATGTTCGCAATGCATAGGATCAAGAACAAAATCAATCCCTTCACGTCTAGCCAATTTTGCAGCAGGGACAAAATCTGAATCTCCAGAAATAAGAACGATTTTATCTACAAAACCTTTTAAAGATAAAGAAGCGATGTCAACACCAATTTTCATATCAATCCCCTTTTGACGCAATTCATAATATACGTCATCCGCATTAATGTCATCAAGAGAAATCTCTTTCTTTAATAATTTTCTCATTGTGTTATCATAGAAAAGCCATCTTTTGCTTTCCTTAATATTACCTAGACGCAGAGCGACTTTTCTCTTTTTCTTAAGTTCGTTTATTAACTCACTTCTGCGGATAGCCTCTTCTGTTTTAGAAAAGTCTATACATTTATTAGAGACAGGATTATGTATCTTTTTGGCGAATGGTACACAATCATAATAAAAAATACGATATAAATAATTATTTTTCCCTACATGAGAATGGGATATAGTATATAAATCATTGGCAATAGTTAATGCTGTCTTTTTGCCGGACTTATTATACATTGCATTATAGCGTTTTATAAAATACCCACCATCAATTAATATGGCAACTCTTATAGGGGTTTCTGTGTACGATGTATTTGGACGCGTTTTCATAAAATAAAAAAATGGCCTTTGGTTAGGCATGCCCATTATCAAGAGGGGGACAAACGTAAGCCAAAGGCATAATCATGTGCTGCAAATGTATGAATTTAATTTGTATCTGCAAAAGGTAGAAGATAAATTGCAATAAAAAATAGATTATTTTATATGTTTTACACTCATCAAGTTACAATATCAATTATACACACAAAGATATAACCCTTGCAATAATTGCAAGAGGAATCAGCCAATACAACCACCTTTCTAGGCGTTCCATAGCATCACAAGCAGGAGCCGGCAGAAATCCGAGTGATACCGGTCGTCGGCCTGTTCAAGCAATATGTCCAGCTTATCGTTTCTCATTTTCGAGCACTATTTTTATTCGTTCTTCAGTAAATCCAAATCGGGAGGCAAACTTTTTGAAAGCCTGCATCTTGTTGTTAGGGATAAGAGAATACAAACTATTAATAGGAGTATCACTCTTTAACGCTTTATTAATTTGTTGTTTTTTCATTATCTTATCATAAACATTAATATCATAACAGGAAACCAAGGAAAATCATTATGCGTCCCCACCGGTTCTTGTAGAAACTTCATCCGCTTTTGCTTGCAGTTCTTTGTTTTTATCATAGTCCTCAGTAAATCGTTTGTTCAACATTTCCATGCTATTTTTCAACATTTCGCTTGGATCATAAGCTTCAGGCAGATCAGCTTCCCCCATCACGTATTTTTCAATTTCCTTAGATAAGGATATAACATTTTCAGGAGTAATCCCATCTACCATAACTGCCAACTTAGCAGATTCCAATCTTAAATCTAATTTTGAATTCATAATTATTTATTTATCAAATGTTCAACTTTACTTTTACAGCAATTACACTCACACAGTAATGACTTCACGTATTCCCATGTCTTTTCAATGATATCATCACCAATATACTGAATTTCTTCTCCATATGGATCAATGCCGAACGCCTGGCAAATATGAGTAGCCATGTGCCCGCATTCATGCCGCCAGGACTTGGCAAATTCCTTTGGGGACGAAGTAAGGGCAATGACCATTACTGTTTCCCGGGTGCCGAAGTTGGAATAAGTAACTCCGGTATTCAAATTGCCGGAGCTAATATTCTCATACGCAGTACGAAGCATATCACCGTCGCAACCGATGGAATGCATATTATCCAGTATTTCCTCTGTATAATATGTATCTACTGCATAATATACCATGCAGCTCCATTCATACTTGGGTAATGCAAACCGTTGTCGTATCATTCATCAAAGCGTTTCGTCCCATTCAATAGGTTCTCCGGCAGCAATCATTGTCGCATACCATCTTCTCATCGTTGCCCCGTCAGGAGCATCAGGGTCATCAATTGTATCCTTTATATAAAGAGCCAAATGCGCTTCGTCGGGAATAGATGACTTCAGATAATCTGCCTTACCCATGTTGGCTACATAAACATAATCATATAGCGCATTATTTTCAAGCTTTATGCCATAGCGGGTAAGCAACTCATCTACTTTCTCTTTCGATATCGGTTCAATCCGCTCTTTTTTACCGGTAGAAGGATTAAGCTTTTTCATGAGCGACACTGCAAACTCGCACATTTTCTTATTGAAATGCCAACCGAAGTTAGACAAGTAAGCTTCCATTTCTTCCGGTCTTCTATCTCTTATATCCAAAGGTTCTCTCCTCATGATTAAATAAAGTTATAGGGAGTAGAAATGATCCACCCCCTAATTAAACATTAACGATAACGGGAATAGCGTCCTGTACCACGTACGCCGCGTCTTTCGCCATAGCCGCCACGACCGGAACCGCCACCATAATCACCACGTTCACCCATCTCGTCATAGCGGTCGTCGTCATCGTCATAATAACGTTCACGTCTTCCCATGCTTTCACCACCGGATAATTCTTCGATGCATTGCATCAGCTTACCACCGTATTTAAGCATCTTTTCAGCGTAGTCGGACATTTTCTCGACCTTGCTCTCGGAAATCTCAATCATCATCATACTATTGTTTTTTAGAATTGTTACTACCAGATGTCTTTTCAGAAGACTTGAAGAAATCAGCCATCATAGCCTTCAATTCGCTAAGTTCTTGCCGAAGCGCTTTATTTTCCGCTTCCTGACGCTGGCGTTCTGCAAATTCCGGATTAAGTACCTGAAGCATCTTGTCGCATGACTCCATGACGGAACGATGATGATCGACACTGCCCAATATCTCCGAGGAGCGGTTGCGCATGGCGGCAACTTCTGCATTCATCGATTCCCTTGAGCCGGATATTACCATATTCCCACCTCCGGGAAAGTTTGCATCAGCAATGTCAGACATTGCAGGTATTTTCTGAAATGTAACAGTTTGCTCACCAACCTTGATGGTCACATCAACCACCATTCTAGGAGGCTGTCCATAAGGGAGAGGCTGCTGCATAAACTCAGCAACCGGTGTAGAAACTCCGGAGACGGAGCCAACTTCTATGTATGGAGTGTTATCCTTGTGTAGGATAAAAAACTCGCTGTTTACTCTTAGATTCTGAAAAGGCATAATTTATTAACTCTTTAAAGAGCGGGATTACTCCCGCCCATTATTTTAAACTACTCCGGTAAGAATTTGCAATGTGTTGCTACCTGATTCGTAGTAGCACAGATAAATTCCGGTACCGGTAATATCCGAAGCAGCAACATCTGCGCCGGCGATCGTAGTCAGTGCTTGAGTAGCACCGTTGGTATCAAACACTACCGGCAATGTACCAGTAGTACCGGAAGGGATCGGCTGTGCCAAACGGAACAGAATCAATCCGCTAAATGGAGCAGAAAGGAACGGATGATTCCGGAAAGAGAAACGTACGTTGGTAGTACCTACGGTAACACCTGTACTTTCCAATCTGGGAATACCATTCTTATTTGCCATGATAAAAGGACTAATGAATGCCATATAATGCCTCCTTCCTTTTATCCCCAACCATTAAAATTGCCCCATGCCCCAATACCATTGTAAAGACCATACTGAGCTGCAACGCAAGAAGGAATCCCTACAACCGGACTATAAGGCACCTTCGCTACTTCCGGCTGGTTACATTCGATTTTTGCAAGACGAGTACTCAAATCATTTAAAGCTGCACCAAGAGGAGCCGTTGCCTGTCCGACAATCTGAGAGGTCATAGCAGAACTCTTAAATGTGCTATTCTCCTCACGAAGTTTATCAATCTTGTTCTGCATTTCACGCATTTCAGCCGCACGCTGGCCGGCAAGAATCTGCTGGGTGCTATCCTTGATGGAATTTTGCAGATCACAAGTCTGACGTTGAGTTTCATATGCAACAGAAGCAAAGCCTCTTTCCTGACCAGTCGCAACACCGTTAATGGCATTTTGCAATGTGTTTGTTTGCTGACAGATCGCCAGACGGTTTTCGCAGCAGCATGAAGCAATCTGTTGAGCGATCTGACAGTTACCCTGCTGGATAGCATTGATAATCTGCATTGAGCTTTGACCAACCTGATTTCCTACCTGTTGCACCTGTGACATCACCCCATTGATAGCATTCTGAACCTGACCGATTGAACAGTTCAAATTAGTAGCCAGATTGTTGATTGCCTGTCCGTTCCCCTGAATTGCACTCATAAGTAACTCCCTTCCTGCATCGTTGTTAATTAAGTTAGGGATACCGGCTCCGGCAAATCCGCCACCGTTTCCGCCATCTCCATTGTTTCCCCATCCATTGCGTCCGAAAAGGGGGAATAGGAAGAAGAGGAAGATTATCCACATGAACCATGATCCATCACCACCAAATCCGTTGTTGTTCTTTCCTTGCATAGCAACCAACAAGTTGGGATCAATACCTTTCTGTTGCAATAATGGAGCAAGCATAGCCATCATTCCATTACCGCCACCGCTCCCGCCTGATTCCGGGAAAACGTAAGTCTTTGTTTCACTCATATTAATATACAATTATAACACGGTCAATATCAACCGCATCACAAAAGTATATAATAGAAACTGCGTAAATCAGAGCTCATTTTCAAGCGATTTGCGAATATTTTGCAGATATATTGCAATCATTTTGTTTGCCAGTTTACGGCTTTCAAAAGTAGATATAAGGTAGCGGATACTAGCGGATGTCTTGTGAAGCAAAGTCGCTATTTGTTCAGGGTATAGCCCGTATTCAGCGAGGAAGAATACTACAATAGAACGGGCGTCAACAACTTCAGTAACTTTACTTGATGAAAGGATCAATTCAGTAGAAACTTCAGTTTCTTTTCCAACAACATTTAGAATCTCGGCAAAAATCTCTGACTTACACATAGTAATTTAATTTTTTATTGTACTTTTGCCTTTGCCAATCAAACTTACGGTTATTGAAAGAACAAAAGCATGTATAGAAATGTTAAGGACATTATACCCCTGGCACTATCTATGCATGCTTTTGTATGTTTAAAAGTTTGATTGGCGTCAACTTTAGTGTCGGGGGTTCTTTTTACTCTATCCCCCGAAAGAGCTACATTTGTTATGATAACCGGCCTTCTACTTTACCGGGAACCTAGTGTTTAATAATCATTCCGAGATGTTCCTCGAATTGATCCTGAATAATCAATTAATGTCTCATTTTGTCCTCCTTTCTTAAACATTTTCCGCAGTCAATTGTTATATCAATAAAGCTTAAACTTTTCATACCGGAAACGGTCTGCGAAGATAGTGCCGGTATTACCACATAAATAAATTATAACTTACTCCACCACCGACATACAATCCACCGGGATAGCCGTATCCAAATTGCAGGCCAAGGCCCCAGCGTTTTTGCTTCGGTTTAAGAGTGATGATTTCCTTTTCTCCGTAGACTTCCATGAAATCAAGGCTTGGCTTATAGCCGCTAACCACTGCACGGTAATTATCAGTCTTATACTCCTTGCTTGTAATCGGTATAATCACCGGAACCGAGTCGCCTTCTACGATTCTGTCGGTAGTGGTATCTACTATTATCGGTAAATATACCGTATCGGTACGCTTTAAGGTCTCCTTTACCGGCATAAGCACGATGTCAACTATAGTGTCCCTCACTCTTATCGTATCTCCTTTTACATAGACAGTCGAAGGATCGTGTGGATTACAACGCATCCACACGACCACGCATACAAGCAGGCAGACTAATATCCAAGGAAGAGATTTCATATGATACTTTCACTTGATGACCAATCCGGACCGGACAATAAAGTATTCAACTCTTCGCCTTCGTAGGTAGGATAAGGATAAATCGGATTTTCCGTTTTTTCTTCTTCATCCAATAATGGCAAGGTCATAATAGACGGGAAAAGAGCTTCGTAATGAACTATTTTCATGATTACCTGAGTACCGTCAACGCTCTTTCGTGGGGTCAGGTGCAGTTCGTCGAGTATCTCTTGCGGTATCGCATTTAGATTCTCTGAGGGGAATACAATGTATTTCATAATTGCTTTTTATAACAAGTCAGTTAATATTGAGTTATCTTAAGTAGTTGACTTACGTTAAATAACGACTCCAGATTCAAAGACATCCTTAAAGTTCATAATCCTAATACCCGAATTGACAGCATAGTCAATTACTTCCTCTAATGACTCAAGGCTGCAATACATCCCCGTTTCTCCATCTTCAATTTTATGATATACCAAAATAAGCCATGCCCCAGAAGATACAGCCCTGTCAATAAGCTGTTTAATCTTGTCTGTACTTGATGACGTGATATTACTGTACGCTCTTATTCGATACAAATCATACGGGGGATAGGTTTCCATCGGTATATAATTCTGAATTGTTCGGCATGCCTTAAAGAATCTTTTCGCAATGTTGACAACTCGATCAGAGTGGAATCCATTTGGATATGCCATATAGTCTCCCTTTCCAAGTCCGTTATCAATAAGTATTTGTTTCGTTTGCTGCATATACGTAGCCAATTCATTATCATCTGACATATCATCAAATGATGATGCTCCGTGACACTCTATATCAGCGTTATATTTATCAACAACTTCTCTAAATCCATTTAAGTTGAGGAATTCACTATCATCGCCATAGCTAAAAGTATCCTTTATTGCAAAGATAGTTCCGCTCAATCCTCTTTCTGCGAGAGCCTTCATAGCAAGAGCTTGTGACTTATAGCCGTCGTCAAATGTAAATGTCACAATACCTTTTTTCAGTCTATTTGACTTAATTCCTACATACTGTACATTAAAATCGCAATTAACTCCACTGATAGATATTCTGTCGATACTCTCTAGATTGACAGAATTTCCATTTTTATACCAATACGCAAGTGATGGTATTGTGTATTCACGCCATGTGCCATATACAGTGTTGACGTTTGCCCGCATTAATTCATAGACATAGTAATTGTTTGGTTCTGTGTTGTTATATATCTTAACCTCTACGCTTTTTTCGCTTGATGCAATGCTATTTATCATCATCTTTAACGATAAAACATTGTCAACAAGGTTAATAGGATTTATCTTAAACACAACATTTCCGTTGTTTATATGCAACGAATGATTCCAAAGCAGTTTGTTTGTTGCGTCAATTTCTCCGTTTGACAATTCATACGAATCGCTATGCTGGCAATCGTTTACTATCGTCGTATTCACGTGAGAAAATGGAGAGCAACATATATTAACATCTAATTTTGAAACTTCTTCTTCTAACTTTTCAATCTTGTCGTTTGTCTTATCTGTTAAATTGTTGACAAGCAAAATTGAAACTGTGCATGTTTCAGCAGAAATAACAACACCTCTTGTGTCGTTTGCGCTAAAAAGAATATATCCGTCAAATTCTGAGATATATTCATATTCTGATAATATATCAATTGTATTCTTCAACGTAGTCGCATTGGCGAGATTCTCGCTGTCGAATATTCTTGCTCCCATTTTTGTTGTGCCAGAAGGTACAATGTTTATTTTTTCTCCTACAGAGATTTTCAATGGACCACATACAACATTATACCTGCTATCCTTGATACCGGTTCCATACTCATACACTCCATTATAGAAATCCTTACCAGTAATCCTCCGCGTTCCGTCCACTTTGAGGCTTAACTCCTCAAAATTCCCATCTATCCCTTGCGCAATGACTCCCCATGATTTTTCGGAGTCTTTTGCTATGTCAAATATCTTTTCCATATTATTCGTTTTTAATTAATGTTTCATTATTTATTAAAGTATCGTTACCTAACATTGTCAAGTAGCTGGAGATAACTATGCTGATCTTCTGAGGAGATTTGGTGACGTTACCTGTTATCTCATAGGTTCCATTGTCTCCAGAGATGGATATGTCGCTGATGGCGTTGGATGACACACCGACCAGTTTATCAGAAGCATTTGACAAGGTTATGGTGATAGTTACCGTGCTGTCTTCGGTTACATACACTCCCGGATTAACTGAGTAGGAGATTGAAGAGTAAGGGATATTACTCTTTACAATCGGTCTAAACTCGATCATATCCGGATATAGCGTTCCTGCCTTGTACTTCCTCAGTTGGCGTTCCAATAGAAACTCGGAGAGGCTGTAGGGGAAGAGCATGAGAGACCATAATGCTAATTTAGCGAATCTAGTATCGTTGTCTCTATATGTACCAAGCCATAATTTATCACTATCTACAAATGTTGGTATAATATTTATGTATTGACCATTATTTATATACTTAGACTGATAAAAAATTCTTCTTATTGTATCATCTGTATTAATTATATTTCTACCTCCGAAAGAATAAGAAATTTTTTCTCCATTATTGGATATAGTATTAAACATAAAAGCTCCATTGTTCTGTGATTCAGCTTTAGATAATACAGCAGCATCACCATTAGAGCCGATATTTATCCTAGTTCTTTCATAATCGGCAGCAACCGTATAGTCCTTCAAAACAGGGAGACCGGTTACCTTGCCGAAGTCGTTAATTCCGTCTAGGCTGAGAGCGTGTTCGATGGTAGGGAGGACTTCGATAGTAACATTTACATTTTTTACTATATCAGGAATATTCGCTGATTTTCTAATAAAACTTAATCCTATGTAAGAATTAGTTTCAGTTAAACTTCCGTCACTAGCAAACGATTTAGGCAATTCATAAATTCCATCAGAAGTAATATTAGTAACATTCTTAACTTCTACATCTGATGATTTTAAATAATAATAAACTAAGTAAAATTTATCATAGTCTAATCCAGTTACTTTAATTTTAAAAGATGGAATATCTTTGTTAAAAACAGTCAATCCTCCATTCCTTTTTATATAACTATAAAATAAAGAACTACTAATTTTAATTTGTGTAATATTATACTTATCAGCACTACTAGTATAAATATAATATTTATCATCTTCTTTAGTACCTTGAGCATTCCAAGTTTTATTAGCACCAAACACAACCGGATAGCTATTGATGCCACTCTCTCCTTCCCAGCCGATATTATTTAACTGGATGTTGTGACCGTTTATGAAGTCAATCAACTGATCGTTGAACTCTGCGTGGTTCTCGTTAGTGATGCCCTGCTTCTTGATGTTGTAGTATAATTGAGGCTTGATGATCTGTCCTGGACGGTCCAAGTTGAAATAGGAGATGATCTGATTGATTTCGTCGGTGGTCAGGACTTTGTTGGCGATGAAGCCTCCGGCGTAAGCGATCTGAGATAATTCTCTGTAACTTCCATTAAGATACCAACCCTGTACAAAAAATTTAGAATCAATATTTGCATTAATATTGTTGTATCTAAGGGTATAATCAGCTTTATCTCCTAATATTGAATTAATAATAGTAGCACTACCTTCTTTTACCGTATATCCATATATTCCTGTTTTACCATTGCTTACATCTTTCCCTACTGCGATAGAAACACCATAAGAATCAGCTTTAGTTCTAATTACATTAGTATAATTATTGGTATTTGGAGTTGATATCTGATGAATAATACTCACCACCGTAATCTCATTGCTACCCTCCAACATCTCAGAGACGGGCTTGACGGACTCGATTATGTCGTCTACTCCGTCTGTACATAGCCAGCCTTCGAAGTCGGGGAGTTGCTCGATAGTAACAGAACCGCCGGCGGATGTTGAGAATCCAATATTAATAGGTTCTGTGCCATTAAATAATGTATTCTTAGATTCAGGCAAATCATACACTCCATCAGAAGTAATAGCAATTGAAGTTCTGATAGCCGTATTGGTCTCACTAACATAAAAGTATCTTAATTCGCTAGTTAAATTAGTAACTTTTATTTTAAAAGCAGGAGTATCCGGATAACTAGAAGAATCTTCAATGGTTTTATAGATAATCATATGACCTATAATGCCATGATTTGTAGCAGATAGTTTATTATGTGTTCTAACAACTTCTACAGAGGCAGGAACAGTTTGATAAGTAGTAAAATCAGTTCCATACAGCCCATATCCACTGCCCTCTGCAAATCCGAAGTTCAGCAGGCGCATGTCGTTCCCGTTGCCGGACAAGTCCTTCAAGATTGCCCGGTCGGGGTCGTCGTTGGACTTGCCCCAGGTGGAGATGGCCATCTTGACGTGCTTGAGCAAGTCGGGGTCGATGTAGGGACGGGCGGAACCGGAAGAAGCTCCCGGAACTCCTAAGCGTATCGCATTCATGCGAATAGGATCAAGCCCTATCGCATCAAGCTTAATTGGATTTAATCCTATTGCGTCCATTATTCTTCCGATTCAAAGATAGAAGCCTTTACCGGTTCTGTTTCACATTCGATTTTGAGATACTGTCCAGGGATACAACCGACAATCGAACGAGCAAATTTCTTATCGTAACTTCTGCTCTCTACAACAGAGAAGTTTTCTCCGTCATAGCTTATATACACCCAAAGCTTAGCGCCTTTTTCAAATGTAATCTGCAATCCTACTTCCGCAGAATTTATCTGAACGGCATTGCTTACATAGTTCTTCTCACCCTTCGTAAAGGTTATAGATGTTTCTTTCATGATTATTCCTCCTCTTATTATGATTCAAATTTGATATCGTTAACTCTGTTCAGCCATCCGCGTTTGAACTTGTTGTTTGCGGGACGCTTCCGGCAGATATCTTCTATAAAATCGAAGCGGGCAATCTTGATACGATCAAATAACTCGCGTGGATTCTTAGAATTAACTGCCGCTATAGTTTTTGGTCCGACAATTCCGTCCGGCATTACACCAACCAATTCCTGCGGAATCTTGATACCATGAATACCGGAGGCCCATATCCAATCACATACTATCTCTGCTATACTTTGACTTTTTATTTCATCAGCTCTCCACCTATCCCAATAAAACATTTTTAAAACGCTTTTCCAGTCATCATATGACAAATTCATTAGTCTTTCAGATGTAGGTCTTGGATAGCCTTTTTTGCGACAAAACTCTTCATAAGTAGCCATTGTGACACCTACCATAGTTTGTCCTCCTGAATCATCGGGGTCATCGGCCCATCCTGTTTTTCTTGCTCTTTGAAAAAAAGATTCGTTTGTCTCGTTGTTTTTCTTAATTATACCAGCTTCCCATTTTATAAGAAATGGTATGAAATGTTCAATATTAGCCATATTATGCATACCTCCATTTAAATCCATAAGCCGTTTTTCTATAATCCCTGCATGCTTTTGACACCGTAGATGGATCTAGCCCCAAGGTCCTGCATGCTTCATTTAAAGAAATCCACTCTTTTACGATTCCAAAGAATTGATCTAATTGGAAAACTCTTTTATTTTTAGGACTTTTCATGCGTAGATTTCTCATCTTTTGCTTCTCTATAAAATGTAGATTGTTGCAATTTTCCTTATGAGTGACATATCTCAGATTGTCTACCCTATCATCATTTCGATTTGCATTGATGTGATCCACTTCCAATCCACCCTCTTTACATAAAAAAGCCCCTGCGACCAATAATGCTACTCTGTACGTTCGTCCTATTCCATCTTTGCATAAACTCACCTGTCTATACCCGTCTTTATTAATAAATGGGGATATTTTACACCCTTTCCGATGTAAAATTTTACCATTTTTACGAATAAAGCATCTGTCTACAGAACGAACGTTTCCATAATTACTTACCATATAAAATCCTTCATACCCACTTATGTCTTTCCATTCTTCAATAAACGGTGCCAATTTCTTCACATCTGCCATATACTTTTCCTCCTATAATTATTTCCTTTGATTCAACTCATTATTTTCTTCTTGTATTATATCTCTGACATCTTCCTTGTCAACCTTGAACACCTTCTTCCCAAATACTCCCAGAGCACCAATCACATTTATATTGATCCCCTTTGGTTTCAATATGTTACCTACAATCGAACACCCTTCGATGAAGCATACCAATAAGCAGGAGTAAACATCAATAGAATATTCATTGTGACTTGCCACGCTAATCATGCATACCATACATACAAATGCGAAATAGGTAACCATCTTTCCCATAGTCGCACGAATCGCACGAGAAAAACGTACTTTCTCACCCATCAACATGCTTTTCCTTACCCCAAATGCAAGGTCACATAATATTACCGCACATGATACGATTAGCCAGGGAATCATGTTCTGAAGAGACTCAATGACGAAAGCGGTTGCGATTGCTGCGAATCCGCCTGTAGTTGTATGTACTATTGCTTCTTTCATACTATACAAGTTAAATAAACGGTTAACAACGATATTACCTCAATCCAGAACATCGACTTGCATGCCGTCAGGTCCCATATAAGATTACCAGACCAGTTCTTTACAACAAACGTTATCGCGTAGATCAGAAATGCAGCCCATAGCAGCAGCCAATACCACGAATTGCATCCTACCCATATCTGGGAGAAGACAAGCGACATCACCGCGCCGGCTATATGAGCTTTCTTGTGTGCTCCTTTAAAATTCGGGGATACTCCCAATACAATCATTCCGACTACAGAAAGAAAGATCAGGAACTGACTGTTTTCTGTACTTGCATCCAATGCGGCCGGAAGCAACAACAAAGACGGGAGAATCATGCATATACCGAACCAATACCTGTTACTCAGAATGTAATAGGTATCGGAAATAGAATAAGGGATACCCTTTGTCTTGTAAATCATCACACCAACATAAGATGCGAAAACCAATAATGATAGTAGTGTCAAAATCATAGTTTTATCTGTTTATAATGAAAACTCTAGTTTATTCGGATAACCGGTCTTGTAGTTGTAAGACTCGACTTCCTCTCCCGTCTGCAATCCCCGAACTACAGCAATATGCTGCTGCGTCACATTATAGCAATCAAGAGCGTATAACTCTAATGAGTTCAGCATAAGGAGAGCACTTGAAACAGGTATCGTATACTTTACCGCATCAAACCATAAAACGGTGTCCAGTCTTCCGGCCTGCTTCTCAATATTGATTGAATTAACAAGACCTACGCGGTCCTCTTTGGTAAGCCACATTCTCTTTCCGGAGAGAGTGAATGAATTCACAGCGTCTGACTTGTCATAAGCATTAATATCCGCTATCTTCATCTCTTTTAGTTCATCAAGGGTATACTCATGATCAACCAATACGGGATAGCCGCTTTCGTTCTCCCTTATTTCCTTTCCGGATGACTGACCGTCCAGCAACTCCTGCCAGTATTCTTCCGTTATCTCTACTGAGCCTTCTTGCAGCTCATCGTAGAATCCTTGTTTCCAATATTTTGCCATAATATTATTTATTTCCAACGCCCGACGGCTATCCAATAAAAAGGATTAGTTCCCGCGCCAGTACCATTATTATTCCCAACGGTATATCTACTACGTATTCTAAAAAGGTTTGTACCTACCGATATTATAAGACCAGTAACAACATTCATACCGCTGCCCGGTTCGTAGTAGGTAATCACAGGAACATAACTGGTGTTATAAAATGATAGTGGTAAATACACATAGGTGTCGTTGCTTGAGCTTGACTTGTATCCCCACTGAATCAATAAACCATTATTAAACTTAGCATATCCGTTCATGCCCAAGGATAGAGTCATAGCGTTAGACAAGTCTGCCTTTGCCAAGTTGGGAATCATGTTCAGTAATTCTACAACTCTATCTCCTGTAAATCCGCTATTATAATCACTCATGCAAACTCTTTTTTAATCACATTAAACGTACTTCCATCCGACAGCAAGAAACGTCCTTCAGCAACAGCAAATGCCTGTCTCTTGCCTATCTGGGAGATGGTAGTGGAGACAGATGCCTGTACTCCACTATTAGTTGTCCTAAACACAACAGTCTGCTCCCTGTCGAGTCCTTCGTTGGCAACATCGCTTGACACGCTTGCGGTTCCATTTGAACCAGGAGTGATAACGATGTTGCCTTCTCCTTCTTTCCAAGGAATCTGCATGCTCATTATGCGGCAGTCCAAGATGTGTTAGACGTAACATTGACGGATACAGCAGATCCACTCTGAGGAATAGTAATTTCCGTCGGAGAAACAGACAATGTAGCATCACCGGCAGCCTGTTTGATAGCAATCTGAGCAGCCTGTCCGCCATTGGCCGTCACCTTTAAGGTTCTAACGACCTCTTCGATAGTATCGTTTTTAGGAAACTCCAACTCGATAGAGAAAGGAAATTCCGCAGTAGCTCCCGGGTCACCGGTAATAGTAGCCGCATTGTTAATCTGCGTTCCATTCGCGCTATACTTTGCAGGCAAGGTAACATCTGTTACGCTTCCCGCCCACGCAAACGTCAATTTCGAAGAGTTTGTTTTACCCTCTACGGTCACAGTACCCGCTGTCTTGGGAGCAGACATTTCCGAACCGTTATCAAAAGAAGCAAACTCAGATTTCGGAGATTGAGTCACCTTATAAGTTGAAGGAGTGGAAACACCAACACCGGTAACCGTTACTGTACCAGTACGAGCTGTACGCCCAGTATGAGCGTCCGCGCTATTCGCAATAGTTCCGTTACCTGATCCGGTAGACGGATTTAATTTTAACCAACTAGGTTTTGCCATAATACAAAATTTAAATAAAACAATTCAATTAACTATATCATTCTTCCTGCACAGCATGCCATACCACATTGGACAACACATCGACATTATCCTCAAAGTTGTTCGAAGGCATCAGCCATATGTAATCAGGGTCAACTTTTAAATAAGCCTGTTTACCAACATCACAGACAACCCCTATCGACACCTTCATGCCCGTTGCCGAAGCGGAAACCTTCATCTCATCCGCTTTGGCCGAGACATTTCCAATGCCCTTGACAGCCTCGATATGTACAGATATACATCCCATTTTACACTGTCTTTATACCGGTATTCATCTTATCTACCTCTACTCTTGTTCCGCCTTCATAGTCGGAGTCAGGAAGGTAAGCCGTAGTCTCCAGCCATATTTCCCCCGATCCGATAATCTTAGTGTCAACATAGCAGCTGTAGCTGTTCTCATTAATGCGTACCATCTTAGACTTCTCTATCACCTGTGAGGCGGAGAAGACAAAGAAGCGGCATTGGAAGTCCACATCATCCATCGTCAGTCCTGAAGGGAGGTCGATGGAGATTGCCAACTTGATTATTGTACCTTTTGCTCGCATATATATTATCTTGATTCTTTGTTGTTATACATTGAACAAAACTCAACTACTTGGAGAAGTAAAGTTTAAACCACCAGTATTAGGAGCGTCTTTTCCACTATACACGTTGAGCATAAATAAGAATAAATTAATATCGTTATAATAGACTCGCATGCTAGTACTTGATGTATAAACTCGATCTACAAACCATATACCCAGTGTTGCACTTGTTCCTTGAGTGTTTAAAATAGGCTCAATCATGGCAAAATTATCACTATGACCGACTACGTAATATTTTAATTTAGAACCGTTCCAATGAGCGATCAACCTTATAAATGACCCTTCCGATCTCATATAGCACGTCCTAATTTCTACACCTTTGTAGTGTATACCTGTAGCTGAGTAATTAGTATCTCCTCCACCTTCCCTATAAATATTTGCACTACCATCAAATGATCGGGAAGCAGTACTTACAATTGTGAATTCAACTCCATCAAACTTCTTATCATTAGGCAAACGCAAGGAAGAAGTTCCGCTAAATAATATGTTCACTTTACTGTAAGCAACCTTGTCGGGATCTACTGAAGTACCATTAGCTTGTATAGGAGTATTGGTCGCAAATCCATATACATGTCCCCCATTCGAATATTGATCCCCTGTTTTAAGATTGAATGCCAGATTAGGTTTAAAATTCCCACCCTGCGGATTTTCCTGATTAAATTCTTGATAATTGGAGGTTGGATTCCCATCAGCATCTATTCCTTGTTGAGAGAACATAAAGTCTCCTTTAAATATAGCCTGTGAAAGATGTGCAAAATCTTTCATTGTAATTGAATCTGCCACCACACTACCCTGAAACTCATACTCTTCGGATATTGGGTCAAGTTTAAATACAATATTTCCACCCACAAGAGCAAAGATTCCCGTTCTTTTCTCTCCATCGACTGTAATACAATCTCTTCCTAATGCAATACCGGTCAGTTTCCCACTGCTATCCTTGGTTCCAGAAAATATCTTAGGTGAAATAAGGTATTCTCCACCTATTTCTGTTTTATTATTGTTCCAATCTTCTACCCAGGGAAGGAGATTTGCATCCTCTCCCGGTTCGCCGTCCTTCCCGTAATGCCCAAACAGGTGATAATTCTTATACTCTCCCCACTTTCCATCCTGTAGAGTACGTTCACAAGTGTACTCATAAGGATAAGTTTCCGATGCGCCACGAGGATTATCCACCCACCATAGCACATCTTCCCAGTATGCTTCATTGGTCGGAGCAATCCCCGAATGCGCCTGAATAGCTACCTTGTATACATTATTGTATTTTACTATGTTACCTGCCGAATAGAATTTTGAGCTACTGTATTCAGAAGCATCACCAATGTATTCGTTAACGTATTCGTTGGATGTCGGGAGGTCAATAACATTACGCTTAGACTTTGCAAGCAGGTAAACCTGCTCCTCGGTCTTGGAGTCCGTTGGGAATATGACAGGTTCGCTCCAGGAAGGAGTTGTTTTACTATCAATCACTGCGGTGGAATACCAACAGGTAGTAGGATCGAGCATACGGAACTTGACTCTGTCCTCGTTATTACTTGTGCTGCTGTCTTTCGTGTATACAATTTCAACAAAGTGACTGCCGGCTGTAGGCACTGCAATATCCACCACCGCATTGGTTACTCCACTTCCCTCCCAGGCATGTTCGTTGGAACTGCTATATGATGTATCAAGGGCTTCTACGATACCTTTGTCGTAGTTCTGCTCGGATGATACATCAATCTCTATATGTATCATCTGATTAGCTCTTCTTGTCGTAAATGACACCCTTTGCTTGTATGTCGAGGAATGAGATGTAGGAGATGGAGAGACATAGTAATCACCGTCTTTTGTAAAGTTACCCGAATACGAGAAGGTAATATCCTCCCGATCCGGAGAAAGGGACCATCCTGCCGGATTTGTACCGGTAGGCGTAGCAGGCTTTCCGAAAGCATACTTATACCGTAGTTCCGTATATTTTCCCGGCAATCCCTTGAATCGTATAGGATCACCCCATGTGCCGGAAGAAGCGCTTGAAGCGACCTTCTGAGAAATCCAGACAACATCTTTTGTAGCGTTAGTATGCCATCCTCCGCTTGTCCCGCTTCCGGTCGGACGGGATGGCTCATCTTCGCTGTCATGGTATGTAATGAAAACACTCAGGCCATCCGTGCCGTCAGTACCATCTGTTCCGTCCTGACCGTCCGCAACCATCAACTCCCAAGCGGTGCCGTTATAGATATAGACGATACCATTACTGGTATTGCGATAAGCCCAGTTTTTTTGAGGATTGGCAGGAGCGCTTGATAAATCCCCTTTCCACGTAATACTGAGCCCGTCTTTACCATCTTCACCATTTATACCGTCAAGCCCCTTCTTTCCGTCTGAGACAACAGCAATCGTTTCGCGGTCGATCAGTACTACTCCCGATGTTTCATTGTAAAGCCGGAACTGTATCTTCTCTGTTATCCCGGAGACGGATATTTGCTTATCCGGAGTATAACTAGTCGCATTCCCTGAGTCTATAATATAGTCCATTGAGTAGCCAACCGGTAGAGAGGATACGACAGTAGAAGTTCCGTCGGTCTTCATTACCCGACAGGATATCTTAGACACGTCACTGTTCCCGTCAGCATCTCTCTTTATGATATTGGTCGATGGCTGAAGCGAGTAAATGACCGCGTTCTGACCATTTGTTCCGTCGGTCCCATTCTCTCCATTCTCCCCCGGCTTCACTTTGTTTATCGATAAATGCAGGGTACGTTCATACTGAGAACCTTTGTATGTTACCCGTCCCGTTATGGGTATACGAATTACATCAGCCACCGCAGCAGTAATAGCTGTTACCTTAACTATCCCCGTGCTACGATCAGCCGTTGCTGTCACGCCTGTAATGCTACCTACAGAAAGAGAATCAAGAGGAAGCTCGGTTGTTCCGTAGAACATAGAGAATGTTGTTGTGATGGGCAAACCGGATACCACTGTCCCGTCCAGAGAGCAAGCAACAGACTGCATTTCATCGTCAAGATCAGCAGAGATGCTTCCTTCTCCGTCAAGACCATTCTTACCATCCTCAGTCATCACATACCATGCGCCATCCTGGTATACGTAGCATTTCTTGTCGGTAGTATTACGATACCAGTATCCGTTCTGAGGATTTGCCGGAGCAGAAGAGAATTCCCCCATAAAAATGAGGCTTGTACCGTCTTTACCGTCAGTACCCGGTTTACCATCCGTACCGGGCTGTCCATCTTTACCCGGTTCGCCCTTGAGATTCTCCTTTGCTTCCTCGTCCAGATTAGACCAGCTAAGGGTAACGCCGGAACCTAATGTAACCTTATTGTTCTGAGGATTATAAACAATATTACCTTTCCCTATATTTACAGTACCATCAGGATATAAACCATAGATAAGAGCGCCATTTTCATCTACAGCTTTTATCATTCCGTTTATACTGTAAAATCCTTTAAGCCCCTCAGTTCCCGGTATATCCCCACCTACGCGGATTTTAATCTTATTGGTCCAATCTTTTGAGTCAATATCAAACATGACGTCAATCGCAGGCTGGCCATTCTCATCTGCATGCAGATAAATAGCAGACTGCCTGTCCTTATTTTGAGAATTCCCAAACTGAACAAGATCATCTCCCGCTTTAGGAGGATTAAGGACGTTTCCCGAATCATCCAGATTGAATTCTGATAAAGGAATATGAAGAGTTTTCGTTGACAGATCAACAGACTCAATTTCCACATGATACATTCTCAAATCAGTGCCGGAAAATGTTTGGCAACGTATAAAATCATGGGCGACAAGGCTTACATCCTCATCTTCCAGTTCTATTAAGTATTCCGTTCCATCATCGGATATACGAGCGGATTTAACCTTCCCCTGTCCCTGGCTGATAGTTTGCGCCCCCATTATGGAGCGAATTTTACTTATCAGTAATTCAAATACTGTGAACTGACCGCGAACGAGCAATGCGTCTATCTCCAGCTTCCATTTGCCCTTGATATACTCCCACAGCTTCCATCCATGACCGGCAAATCCGGACACGAAGTCTTCGACGTATTCCTTTACGCCGTTCGACAACTTACGTCCTGTCGCTTTCACAGAACAAAGAAATCCGTAGAACTTACCGTTACTTAGTATTGCCATATTATTCTAATTCTTCAATCAATGAATCTTCAACTTCTTCTATCAATTCTCCGCCACGAACTACAAGGCCACCGTTAGCTGCAGAAAATCCTTCCGACACAAATCCCTTACCGAGAGTTATCAATCCTTCTGCTTTGTCATCTTCAATGCTGCTAAGGGAGCGACGTTCAATCTCATCAATAATTCTTTTTGCCGAAAATGTATTGCGATCCGTAGGAACAGTCTTGTCATTCAAACCGATGAGATATATACTCGTTCCTCCACTTCCTGACACAGAACCGGTATATGCCTGTCCCTTGTATGTAAGAGAATCAAGTTTACTCTCTATCTCGCCTATACGCGAATATGAGGCAGTCTCTCCAACCGTATAAATTGGATGATCGTAAGGAATATCCAGCGGCCACTCAAAACCAATTATTCTGGATTGTCTGCTCTTAGGAAAGAAAGCCTTATTGATCAGGTTAACTTTGTCTCCCACCTCATAGGTGATAATATTCTCATTATTATAGATGAACTCAGGGTCCATATCACAATCGTAGGTGGAAGGATCAATCATAGACTTCTTTACATAGTCTTTTGCCTTTTTCAATAACTCATCTTCGGCCTCCGGAATCAATTCCTCTGAAACATAAGCCGTATCAAAACCATAAAGAACATATGTGTCAGAATTAGCAGGAAACAAAATGTTGTCAGGAAGGTAACGGTCGGGACCGTAATCCTCATTACGTACAATTTCGAAAGTGGTACCGGAATCATCACTCTCCTGCAGAAGTAACTCAAAGTCCAAGCCCGCGAGTTTTCCTGTCTGAAAGATTAAGCGGAAACTTTCTCCGTCCAGCCGGAAGTCATTTGTAAAATTCTTCAGTCCTGCATCCTTGAACGTATAGATACGATAATTGTCTCCTGTTGGATTGTCATCCTCGTCAAGTTCATCTTCCTCCCGGTATGTTACATTTGATAATGTGCCGACATATTTGGGATATTCATCTTCAAAGATGACAATTCCCTCTACAGCTTCTTCCTGCGACATCTCCACATTATTATTGTCATCATAATGAGTTTCACCAATGTATATACGTTCTCCTGTAGGACTATAACGGTAAGCATCCACATAAGGAACTTCCTCCGGGAGCATAAGACGTTTCTGGACCACACCATTTAAAGTAAGCTCCTTGTCATCTTTGCTAAAGTAGCTGTCAGGAACCTTTCCCTTAATGATGTTGTCAATTGTATATCTATCACCGAGCGAGGCCGTTACTCCGCTAGGCAATTGTATTACGTTAGCGGAATCACCGATTAAATGGTCCGGATTATATACACAGGAGAATGTCTTGCCCGAATTTAGTCCGGAAAGAAAGGTCACTGTAGCATCTGCTGACGATCCTTTGAATAGAGTTATATCATACGAAACATAAGCCGAGAAAGAATCATTCAGAATAGAGGATTCACGGGATGGGACATGTGCGTATATCCTGATCTTTAAATCAGTAGCATTTCCTTCAATCTGCAAAGAAGAAGCGACAGCAAACACAGCAGAGACTTCGTACTGCTGCTCTTGGGATAAGGTAACCGTTTGATTACCTATAGAAACTTCTTTAGTTACACCAGATAATTTATAGACATAAGATGCCCTCAAAACATAATCACCGGCAGGAAGAAAAGAACGTCCTGATCCGATTGAAGGAATAACTGTGGATACATTAATTGATATGCCATCTCCTGATGAAACCTTATAATCCCCTGCAGGTAACGAAGCTACGATATCAGTGTCATGCGTCCATTCTACATAAGATGCAGTAAAACTGCCACTACCTATACTTTCCTTTACCGAATACTCTTCTTTGTGAACGACGCGACTTGGGAAATACTTTACATCAAGCGGTCTTGCCGTATCGGATATTTCCCTACCGTTTGCCTGCTTGACATCAAAAATAAGATTCTTACGGTAAGTAGAAGGAATGTTTCGCGTTGAACCAAAGGCATAAACACGAGTAGCGAAAACCGTCTGACTATCGCTACGCTGCATGGAGCTTACGTTTACATCCTCAGTATCTGTCAAATCTCCGGCCTTGAAATCTACGGGAGAGCTGTATTCGCAACGTCCGAAATGGATTGTCTTATCAGTTATCCACCATTCACACTCCCATGTCTCCGCCATTTGGGTAAGGGCATCAATCAGGTTTACGCTATCATACGAAACGAGCTTGGAAGTGTTTTCAACCGTAGTATCAATCTCATATTTAAAATCCTCTTCTCTATATTTGTATCCGAGTGATTTCAGGTTATCAAGGAAGACTTTAAGATGAACGTCAAGGGTGGCTGTCAGGTTCCAGCTCGCCTCGCGACCGGTACTCTCCGGAGTATAGAAAAACTTCTTGTTTTTCCACTTCCAGTAGTAGGCGTCCAGCCGGAGTTCGTAATCATAACCACCGCTCGTAGAATTATAGGTGGGCTTGTACAAATCTACAAGCTCAAACATGCCAATTTCGTTATCTATACCATCTCCTAGTTGAAAGTAGATAGGATCTGCAAGAGAAAACTTCAAAGTTATATAGTCTTCCTTCATCAGAAGAAAGTGCCGCTTTGATCCTTCGTTGATAGAAGTAGAAAAACGAATGTTGCCGGATATGTCTTTGATGTCTATTAATTCTGCCATATCACAAAGTTCGTTGATAGAAACATCAAAACATAAAATCCGGCAACTCTATAAACCACAATTGGCGAATTGTGGTAACTTTATTCCCTATTCGCAGGATTCGGCTCGTTCAGCTTAACCGAAATCTTTGAAAACGTCCTTGCGATATTGAAAGCGAAAGATTGAGAGCGGAGGTAGTATAAGTGATATACCTCTTCGCCTAGTTCCGGAACTTTGACTGCAAATTCCCCTTTTGTTATTTCGTCTAAGAATGCCTTATATTTGGCAATATAGTCAGAAGGGGAAGCTCCTTTTAGCGTAAAGGTAAGAGTCAGGTCCCGTTCGTCAACCTTTCTGTTTTCGATTATAACCCTTTTCCCGTCCTGCAGGCGTGATTTGTTTTCAATCACATCTTTCATCGGAAGTGGAGCGTAAATAGCTTCTATGAACCCGTCTCCCATATTGACTCCCCACGTCGTATAGGCGTCCTTGTTATTGATTAGTAGGTCTCCTGTCATAATATTACTTTTTTGATAATCCATTAGTATTTCGCTTGACTTCTGCAATATCAGCCGCCATCTGCTGGATAGGCTTCACCATGACGTTAGTATTGTCACGAATGTCTGTTATAGCCTCGTAAGAAAGCCGTATCAAATCCCTTGTCTCGCTAGCAATGTCCTTTATACCAGATGAGTTTGCACTAATAGTCAACATTCCTGCTTTAAGTTCAAGGATGGACATTGTTTGAAGCTGGTTTTGATTCTTGATTTCTTCACCGGCAATCTGAAGAGCAGTGAAGCGACCGTTCAACTCGTCAGCAGAATCCTGAGACATTGTAGCAAAGCCTTTCTTGGAAGATTCCTGGGAAGTAGATGTGCCGCCACCGCCTACGATCTGCTCCCATGCCTTTCTGTCTTCAAGAGCACCATTTACAATAGTATCCCACCCTTCTCTTAAGTCTTTAATATCAGAAGAGGTGATACCTCCCTCTTTGCCCATGGCCTCAGAAAAGGATTCATACCATTTTCTTAATTCATCTTCATATCCCTTCGCGAACATTTGAGTGAATACAGCCTTTCGCATATACTCTCCAAAATTATCAGCAAAGTCTTTGGATGAAGCATCCATGTCCATGAGAGTATCTATGAAGTTGTCAAACAGACTATCGAATGACGTCTGAGTCAATTGTTCTTGAACGGCTTTCTGAATATCTTCTATTCTCTCTCCACCTTCAATAATCTTATTGAGGTAGTTTTGAACATCTCCATCCAACTTAGACCAAAATCCAGGAGCTTCCTCTTTTAACTTTTCAAGCTGTTCAGCCGTCAAGTTAAAGAGACCGGAAAGTCTTCCTCCTATAAAATCCGGATCTTTGCCGATTGACTTAGCAAACTCGTCCCATTGATCCCATAATTCCTGACTCATGCTATTGCGAATACGAACACCAATAGAGTGGGAACCGGCAGATGCGCCAGATTGCAATCGTTCTCTTCCTAATATTTTATAAGACTCAATGCTTTTGTTTGCTATTTCAATAGCTTCATCTCCCGCTTTAGCAGCTTCGGGACCATAAGACATATCTATGTATTCTTTTTTCTTATCAATTAACTCATCCCATATTTCATTTAACTTGTTATACTCATCAACCATTTCATTGTAACGAGAATAGTCAGCACCACCAAAACCGAATAATCCGGCAATAGTATTCCCAACGCCCGCCAAAACGCTAACTGCACCTGTGATAGCACTAAAAGGTTTGGTTAAGTCTATTCGTTCCAGCCCACTCATTACTTGCCCGATACCATCCAAAGTCTTACTTATGGCTTCTGGAACCTTCACCCCAAAGTTTTCAAGCATTCCAACAACGTCATTGCCTGCATTTACAACCTCCATGCCTTTTTGCCCGATAGAATTTGCTGCTTGAGTTAACTTTGACAAAGCTTTTTGTCTGTCAGATTGAGCAGCGGCCAAGTTATTTTCTGCTTGGGTAAGAGTCAGTAATCTAGTAGTTAATTTCCCGTTCTCATCGGTATATACTTTAGTTATTACCTCTCCTCCCTGAATAACAGTATTTAAATCCTCTTGAGCCTTGATTACCGCAGATGTAGCATTACGATAATTATCTGCACTATTTTTCAGTTCTCCCAAGGGATTACGTACTGTTATTTTTAGATCAATTTCTTTGAAGGCATCTTGCAACGCTTTAAGATCAGTAGGTTTTATATCTTTAGCTGCTTTATTTATAACCTCTTTCAGGTTATCACGCATCTTAACCAGTGCCTCAGTAGACTGAGCATCAAGGTTTCCGAATATGTTTGCAAAATTGATAGATGATTTTAGTTCTTCAAAGCTAACTTCCTTCAGTTTATTTTCCTTCTCTTTTTCCAAGGACTTCTTAGCGCCCTTGGTGGTAGCTTCACTGATTTTAAGGTTATATTCTTCGTTTATGGCAGCTTTTTTTTGTTGAAATGTACCATATTCTTTAAGATATTCATTCCAGTATTTCATTTCTTCCTGATAAGGATAAATATCTTGCCGTAAAATGGTATTATTTATAATTTTATCAAAAGCAGATGTATCAACTTTCACAGTAGATGCATCAAACGTTTTCTTTTTATAGTTATTAGTCTGCTTTTCCCGCAAACTCTCCTGTTCATCAAAGGCCTTTCGCTGAAGCTCGATCTCCGTCCGGATATAATCTTCCCGCTGACGTTCTAAATCCTGTATCTCCTTCTTGTTGTCCAATTCACGTTGTGCATGAATCTTGGCTTCTCCCTCTGCCATAGCGTCAATACGAGACTGGGTAAGTTGATTCTCCAGATCTTGTTCCTTGCGCTTCCTTTCGGTTGCTTGTTTGTTCAATAGTTCGGAGATTTTCTTTTGCTGGTCTACGATGGAGTTATAATTTTTATCTGGGTCTTCATACTTTCCGCCTAGCCCAGATACAGTTACTAACTTTTCAAGGGCGTTAGACGATTTTTGATAAGAATCTTGTAGATTTTCTTGTGCCTTTATTTCTCTATCAGTTTCCTTTATCTTATCCTTTATGCCTTCAATTTCTTTTGATAATCCAACATAACTTTCAGGTCTAGCCCTCATCTGTGAGAGTTGCTGAACCGATGCTTCCTTTGCAGCTAACTCCTGCTCTAGTCTCTGTTTTGTGATATAAGCTATGTTCTTGGAAACTCCAGCTTGAAATGATTTATACCAGTTCTTAGCTATCTGATCAGCTGCAGCTGTTGCTTTTGCATTAGCTACAATTTGGCTGGTTTGCTCTTTTATAGCTTTAGAAACCTCTCCATTTTTTATCTTTTCATCAGAAAGATTTTTTAAATGCTCAGGATAAGACTTCTTTAGTTCCTTCACTGCATTATTTCTTTCTTTTGTAGATTTAGTTACATCTGTTGCTATTTTATACAAGCTATTAAGCTTAGTAATCTCCTTTGAACTTTGTTCTATTCCTGCAGATGTTACATTATACAAATCTCGTTGGACTGTATATAAATTTTTGATAGCTTTTGCGGTTTTCCCTAAACTGCTAATCCAGCTTATAATCTCTTTCCCATACACAGAAAGCAGAGTTAATCCAACAACAAGAGCAGTCTGCCAGCTTATAAGAGACTTTGTTAATTGCTGCCAAACTGGAGCAACAGCCTTGACATCTTTATTTCCGGCAGCAATTTCAGCCTTAAATGCAGCATATTCTTTTCTTGCTTTAGCAATCTCATCTACAAGGATAGGAAGGTTGTTTGAAATTGCAAGGAAAAAAGTATTTGCACTAACAGCCAATGAAGGCAATTCACGAGCCACCTGTTGTACAGAGAAACTGAGCCCATTCCATGCACTGGCATAATTACCTACATTTCTTTGAAATCTACCAGAAGCTTGTTCAGCCGCACTCAATTCCTTCTGAACATTTGCAATTTGGGCCAACAACGCTTTGCCAGCATCACCGTTTCTTCGCGTTCTTCCGAGGTCATCATAATCCTTAGTCAAGAGGATTATTTGCTTTCTGAGAGCTGTTATACTGCCTTCTTCCGCCCTACTCTGAATTATCTGATCCTTCTGTGCCTTAATTGTCCTTCTGATAGATTCCTCCTCGACTAGCCTTTGTGCTGCCAGTTGCTGCACCTGTCTTAATATTCCAGTTCCGGAAGAACCTGTTTTTTCTGAATCAGAAAGGGAAACAAAGCTTTTCTTTAGCTGTTTTATTTGCTTGTCCGTTTCAATTACAGCTTCGGTATTGGCTACTATCCATTTGTTAGTATACTGCAATGCGGCTGTCTCTTTCTTTGCCTTTTTGACTGCATCATTGGAAGAATCAATGTCATGCTTCAGCTTTTGGATTTGAAGATATTTGTTTTCATACTCTTCTAATTTTTTGGTAGCTGCCTCTATCTCCTTCTCTAATTGCTTTATGGCCGCATCACTATTTGGTATCCCCGCAACAGCTTTTAGAGAATTCTTCAATTTATTTATTTCTTGACGCAGTTTTATAATGCCTTCGACATCAATATCTGCGGTAAATTTCATTCCTGCCATGTGACTTTTACATTTTCGTTTCCAAATGATTCCTTTAACTCTTTCTCTACGGTTAGGCTTGCCGAATCCAGAACGTCAAAGCCCTTGCTAGATACAAAGCTCGCATATTCCATTCCATCGGCGAACACAACACCGTTTTTGGGTAGTTTTCCATATATAAGCAAGTTCTCTGTCTTGCCTTTGGCCCCCGCATGTTCGCTATCTGCCGGAACATATAGATAAACAATATTCCCATCACGAACTACAGCAGCTCCCGGAGCATTACGAAGATTCCACGTATGGTTCTGATAAGTCTTCTTGCTACTCACATTTCTTTCTTTTTGAGTGTCAACTGCATTATGCGCCGCTTCCTTCATAAGCTCATTTGCATACTCATCCACCTCTTCAACAAACTCGTCCAGACCCGACAAATCAACCGTTACTTCCATTACTCATCGAATTTCATATTTTCACCAAAGAAATCCTTATCAGATACTTCCTTAAGTACCTCCCCATCGTATACAGCGTGCAACTTATCTTTTTGCATGATGATCAAATTGCGATATGGAATTTTACAAACGACTTCATCATACGACAAATGAAGGCTATCCATGAACGACGCAATTTGCCCCAACATACAATCATTGCCTATAACCTCTGTTTTGCTGTTAGATTTGCTACGTTCTTCGCTAAACCTAACAGCGTCATAAAATTTTCCACATCTATCAGAGAGTAAGCCGCTGTAAGACCGGATAACACTTCTTCTAAAGTCCCATGAGACAATTCTTCGGACAATGAATCACTTCCATCTATAAACCAAGAAAGTGCGCTAGAAGCGACAGAAATGTCCTTCAATGAAGATATAACACCCGCTATATCCTTGTTGTCATCAAGAACTGCGAGATAGGCCGAAGCGCCGGCTATTTTATGTATGGTAGGCGGATTTACGCGATACATTTTCCCATTTACAATGATTGGGATGAAATCCTTTCCTGTGATAGCTTCTGATATAAGTATGGCTGCTTTATTCATAATGATATTTATTAAAAAGGGGTGAGATACATAAATCCTCACCCCCTCACCACTTTATAATATAGATAATGTTTCTGCTGATCGCGAAGTATCTTCCTCTCCATTCCCCTCATAGTTAACAGCAGTTCCAGCGTTCACCCGCTTTGACTTAGTCGTAGAACTATTCAAATTGAGAGAAGCATCAGAAGACATAGATGCGACGTTCTCATCAGCTCATGCGGCATCTACTTTTTCCCCGTCGAACATATAGTCACTCTTCACGCCGGCGCTAGGATTTTCCATAGCAACAGCTGTTACTCCCAGACCAATATTCTTTTCCACAGCATTCCCTTTAGCAATGACCGCAGCATTGGTGAATACAATATAGTTTCCGGTCTTTGTCTGTCCGACAATGGCTTTGTTGACAATGCCCGGAGTATCAGAAGCGGCCCATCCTGCATCTGTATCAACTTTTTCTCCGCCTTGCAGATCTACCTTGTCATCAAAGGAGAAAACTCCCATAGTGAAAGCAATTGTTTTAGCCCCTTTTTGCGTCACATCACGATAATAAATGTCACCATTCAACTCGTTAATATAGTCGGTATAGGTAGGATCATCCTCCGTATACGACCAAGTATCTTGATGAGAGTTCTCAACTTCTGTAGCAGTACCTAACCAGGTTTTAAGGCTAGTTTTAGTTACAGCAGAAGTAATAACATCACCGTACCAAATCTTTTTAATTCCTATAAACGGTTTCATATCTTTTTAATTTACGTTTAATACTTCAAATAATAATTTCACATTCACATAGTAACAACATAACTCTTTATCTTCCTCTATTCCGATAGTTTCAGAAGAATACCGATACCATGAACCGTCATATTGCCCTACAACTCCATCTTTGAACATCTCTTTAGCCTTTCTCTCCAATTCATTCAAACGAATCAAATTGGCCTTCCCCGATCTCGATAAAGGAACACAAAGATTAACTTCAACGTATCCTCTTTCCCAATAGGTATCGGGCTGTTGAGTCTTGGGATAAACTACAATCCTTTCAGCATTTACCTTACCTTCAGGTATATTACCTCTCTGGTATACTTCAGAAATTCCAAAAGACTTGCAATCCTTTAATATTATGTTCGCGATGTCTGTTGTTGCAATCATATCCAAATATCACATCTACCTTTAAACTCTTCCGAATAACACTCGGCATTTTTCTTCACTTCACCTTCTCCAACAGTATTATCGTCGGAATCCAAGCATCTTACACAGCTTCCTAGAGGAATCTTGTTTCCCTCGTAGACAACATGATAGTTATAAACCCAACGCTCACCGTTTACCGACACTTCCTTCTGCTGTGAATTGTCATGGCAGAAACAGTCAGCTACATCCTGCCAAGATTCTCCGCCTGTTCCTGAAACTAGCCGGCCATATTCGTCATTCTCTTCTGGAGTAATAACTTGCATTTGCAGTTTATGTGGAGTCTCTTCTAACATACTACCAAATATTAGATGCGTCTTTAATGATACTTATTCCGACCAAAGAAGCAGTCTCGTCATTGGGAATTATGCCATACAACCTGAACATATATTTTGCATAGTTCAGCAATGTATCAGCACCCCAGGACTTAGAAAAGCCATTTTCTGAGACAGAGGTAGGGTGGGCAAGTATCTTATCCATAAACTTGTCCACCGAACCGGATATCTTCACTTTTGTATTAATGTCCACATCGGAGCCCGGATCAAGCCCCAGCCCCAACGCGAACTTTTCTACTCCAGCATCTGATATATCACCAAGCGGAGAAAAACATTGCTTTATGTAGTCACCTGTTGTCACGATTCAACAGTCAATGAGTAGATACCGTTAATTTCAGTGATAACCGGCAATGACAATGACTGAGCCTTTGTAAACTCAACACCGTTCGAATTGTCAGTTTCTCCCTTACCCCATTGAGATACCCGGATTCTTCCGTAGTTTGAGTAAGTAACACCACGCTCTTGTCTCAATTCATTATCTGCATAAGCATTCTTGATAACTCCAAGTTTACCGGCAGGAATAAAGACGAGGTTTTTATCATTCCAAGGTTGATAATCCGTCAACTTACCATTATTTTGAATCCTGGTAATACGTCTGATAATTTCAAATTCCGGAAATCCATTTTGACGCATGAATTCATTTAATCCGCCAAGCAGCAGAGGAGTTCCCATCTTATCTGTACCGTAAATCACCTGCTTCATCTTCTTATTACGAAGAATGAAAGACAGTTTCTTTTGGGAGATTAGAATCTTGTCAAATGTAACCTTATCCTGAGCAGCGTCCAAAATCTCCTGCAAGTCTTCAAAACAGTCTACAGTGTTTTCATTTCCTTGCACCCAATCAACCGTAGTTTTAGCAATGTTTTCAGATGGCATCTTATAATTAATTGTGCCTCTTACACCACCTTCAGGATTGTTGTTTGCATCAAAAGTGAACACTCCCTTGTTTGAAAGGGCACCCAAGAAGATAATATCCAGTTTGGACTGTACAGAATTTACCACCTTTGTAACATTGTTCCACATGAGATCGATTAGTTGCTGAGTCTTCTGCTCATCAGTCAGCATACGAGAATCTAGAACCTGAAGAACCTTGCGATAATCCTCAATAGGCATAGAATAACTCATTTGATGAGCAAGAACCTTCTCCTTCAACGTTTTAAAGCCCTCGGTTCCCATAATAGGCTCTTTACCTTTAGAGTCCAAGGTCGCAGCTGCAACGCTTAGGTTATACTGTCCGATTATTTCTTCGAAGTTCAAACCAACAGTAGGGGTGTCCCAATCCAAATATCGTTCATAGATATTCTGGTCAAACAAACGCTTTCTCAATTGAGAAGCGGTATCAATACGAATCTGTACCTGTTTGGTCAGTTCGCCAAAAATAGAGCTGTAAAATAATCCCGGCATAGCTTATTGTCTTACATATTTAATACTTGGATTATTCTTCATGCACCATCCGCCCAAAAGCCAATCTTCTGGCATCGGATAAGCTACTTCTTTCAGAATAATCACATCATAACCTGCAGAAACAGTCTGAAAATCCATATTGGTTTTATACTCCTTGTCTGTTTCTACCACCGCATTTGGCACATCTGTCCCAACGACAGCAATTGCATTAGCTGTAGCTCCTGTCAGTGCAGCAGCCAATGTCACAACATCATAATCAGCGTTCGATTTATCAATGTTATTAATTGTCTGCTCATTATCACCAATCTTCAGCTTATCTCCAATCTGTACCAAGCTTCCTTTTACGACTCTCGGAGCAGAAGTAGTTCCTCCAGACACGATCTTTACAGCTTTACATACTGTACACTCCATTTTTGCAAAATCCAACGCAATTGGAGTACCCTTTCTGATCAAAGTACCTTCAGGAAACGTCTGCGTGAGTTTGAAATCCCCAGGGAGAACTTTGCATTCACCCCTCCAAAACACGGGGAATCCACCTTTAATCTGTCCTTTTTCAAATTCAATAGCCATAGTATTTGTTTTTAATTAGCATCTGGCAATCCTTCCGCCCACTGTCTAGCCATTTCCTTGCCTTTTTCAGCTGGAGTGGATAAAGGGAATGCCGAATCTTTTGTTTCAAGCCCTGCGGTAACAATATTCTGTTTGATGCCTGAAAGATAGGTAGTAATTGCCGTTTCGTCCATTTCGTCAGTAATAGCAAAGCCTTCTTTCATTCGCCATTCAGGAATACCCAGTTCTTTTGCTTTTGAAGAGATCAGGCTGTTTCTTTCTGCACGTGACTTCTCAGCTTTAAAAGCATCATTCTCAGTTTTCAACGTGGAATAACGCTGCTCCTGTTCAGCCTTGTACTTTTTGAACCACTCCGGCTCCTCGTTTTCTGGTTGCTGTTTGTTCTGCTCGCCCCCACTAGCAGCCTCTTTCTCCTTTGCTTTATTGACCGCATCGGTTACCCGTTTGTCAATACCGCTCTGAAGAGAGGTTAGAAACGCTTTTTGCCCCTGTACAACAGTTGCTAAATTATCGTCAGTTACTAGACCAGATGCAGATAAAGCATCGGCCTGTCCCTGCAAAATTTCATCGCTTAACCCTAGATTTGAATAAGCTAGTTTTAAAGCCTGGAAAATTCTTTCTTTCATGATTAGTTCTTTTATGCAAATCTTTTTAAATCAGCATAAAAATACAATGCGGTGGGTCTATATGAAAATTATCAGATTGCGAATGAACCACAATTCGCCAATTGTGGTAAAATAGATAATAATCCTGCTAAAACAGAGGACAATTGGCGATAATGGTAGTGAGAAGTAAGAAATAGATTGGGGAATAAAGGAAAGGGCAAAAAGAAAGGCGGATGTTAGTCCGCCTTTATATATTATACGATATTAGAGTGTTTCTTTAAATATAAATCTCTAAGATATATGCTCATTAGCTTGATTATAGATTGCATTGAAAGCCTCACATCTTTATCTTCTCCAGAAGAAGGATCTTTTAATTGAATTGTATCAGGGGAATAATAAAGAAATTTCTTTATATCAGCAAACATCTCATTCCCCATGTTTCTCAAAAGATAACTTAGTGCTTCTTCCTCCACATCATAAGCTGTTTGAGGGTTTATATCTTCTAGTTCCTTAATTAAAAAATCAATATTATTATCTATTGTTTTTTTGGCTGATGATTTCTCAAATAAAACTTCTCCAAGAGGGGTCATTTTTAAGGGACTTGCCTTCTTTGCTAACTTATCAATCATATCATTATCAAATTTCATTAACCATTTGTTTATTTCGACAACCATATCATTGGTAGAGGTAACAATTCGTTGTAGTTCATTATATCTTTGTTCTGAATCACGAATACCGTCCTTATGTTTATCACAAGGAAGACTATCAACCTTATTCCTAGTTTCTTCTAACTTAGCATGATACTTTGACAGTTTCCAACTCCCAATGATTGCTAATACTATAACAGCTATCCAAGGAGCATTGTTTAGTAAATATGTGATTACTGGAGCCATGTGTTTAGTATGTTCATTAACTTTTTGTTCTATCGATGATGTTTTATTGTACAAATATAGCAAACAATTTATTAATGAAACAATTTACTTAGCAAATTGATTAAAACAACGCTCGATTTAACTTTTCAGCAACACAAAAACGCCCACCTTCCGGCGGGCGAAGACTGGTTAGGGAGGTGGACTACAAAACTGATTCCGAAAAGTCTAGATCGTAGCTGATCTTTCCGCTGTCGTTCCTTTTAAATACCCCGGTGCAGATTAGTTCGGGGAATCCTGGGCCTGATGTCCAAAAAGGGACGGACACTTCCTCACCTTCGATAAGTGATAAAGTTTCAGCTAGCTTATCAGCTTCTTCTTTGCATATATCTACTAGCTTTTCCATGCTGTCCGTGTTGCTACCGCAATGAACAGATAGTTCGGAGTATTGGTTTGATGTTTCCATGATTTATTTTTTGATGATTGTTTATTCCCATTACAGCATATTTATGCGGGACGCAACTCCACTGTTAGCCCCATAGCAGAGGCTATTTTATACAATGTAGCAACAGTAGGAACTGTTAGCCCACGTTCAACCCTTGAAATATAGCCTTTGTCAGCTCCAATACGCTTAGCAAGTTCTGACTGCGTAAGACGTGCATTTTTTCGGGCCTCAAGGAGTATTTGGGCGTTATATTCCTCCCATGCCTTTTCTCGATTTTTTTCACGCTCGGGAGTACCTTCTTTCCCAAGACCTTCGTCCAACCAAGCATCTACATCATAGATGTCTTTACTGATTTCTTTTAGTTCCATAATATTCCTCCTTTAATTTTAACGCCTTTTCTATTTCATTATTTGGTGTCTTTTGCGTCTTCTTCTTGAATGCATTAAAAAGAACCACAATAGTGTCACCGTCATATATGAAAAAAATACGGAATTCATTGTTTCCATAATTTACACGGAACTCATAAACTCCATCACGTATAAACTTTATAAAATGTCGTGGCATTTTATCTTCTACCTTAAACAAGTCTAATGCACGACGTATTTTATTTACTTCATCCTTGGATAACTTCTTAATGAAGTCGCTGAAATAGGTTTTATATGTGATTATCTTTCTCATGGAACAAAGATAAGAAAAGTTATACAATAATACAACTCTTATAGCTGGATATTTCAATGCAATATGAAAATTTAACTTTTGGAAAATAAAAAGCCCCGAACCTTAATTGGAACGGGGCTATGAGAATGTTATTTTTCTTTTTCCATATCAATATTATATATAACCGGATCGTATTTATTCATTTTCCCAGTTCCTAAATCAATTAGAAATCCCGGCCAAAAAAGAATATTCCATAAACTTTTAGCATTAAAATTAGATTCAATTACCAAAGGAGTATTAGCATACCCTTCTTTCTTAGCAATAACTGTTTTATCTGCCATTTTCTTTTTAACTTTTACAGTTACAGAATTTCCTTCTTTTATTTCCCCTAGTTTGACATTATTTGTACCATCATACAATTTAATACCGTTTTCTCCCGTGAAAGTAATGCCTTGATTAGACTTGGAGCAGATTGTCATACATGACGTAAATAGTACTGTACAACATAACAAAAACAAAATTTTCTTCATGATTGTGTGTATTTTAGTGTTTTACAATTATTTGGCAAATATATACTTAAAAAAGCAATATCAACAAATAAATATTACACAATTCTCTATTAAGGTCTATTTTTCTTTGGTTTGGGGTATTTTTCTAGTATCAAATAAAAACCCCGCCATTTAGCGAAGTAAATAACTATTTAAAGAAATCGTTAGCTTTGTCAAATGTATCAAACATGGTAAAGTCTATATATTCTTTAGAATTGCTAAACCTATTCTCGTATTCTAAGGACAGCTTTAGATAATCTTGATTATAAAATTTTATCTTATGTTGATCTTGGGCGTATTCATACGCTTCTTTGTATATTTTATACACATCTGAAATGAACTCCCTTTTTACCATTTCTTTTGCCTTCTCTTTATTCCCTATGGCAAATTCGATTTTCGCTGGAGATACCCCAGCTATTGACATAGGAAAAGATGATTTTATCTTCTTCACATCATTAGTCATTCCCCATAACTTGAAAAATAGAATAATTTGCAATACACCGAACACGATGATTACAATAGATACAAATAGTGCAATTCCTTCCATAACTTTGTGTGTTTTAGTTATACAATGCAACAAAATAACATACAAACACACAAAAAAGCAAATTTTACTCGATTAATTTAAACTTAGAACCGCATTTTGGGCAGATTATAGTGTTTTCTTCCTCTTTTTTACGTTCAAATAAGTCTGGTATCTCTACTTCTAATGCATCAGCTATTCTACTCAACACATCCAATGTCAAGTTTCGATTTAATGCCATAGATAATCCTGATTGAGACATATTCATTCTTTTAGCTACGTCTGCCATAGTCAATCCTTTTTCTTTTGCTATTTCTTTTACTCTTAACATAAACGTTATATTTAAATTTTGAGGCAAATATATATAATTTAATGTATATGTGGAAAGAAATACGATAAAATTCACATATACATGAAAAATAATCTTTCTTTTTCTTGCTTAATATTCACACATGTGTTATATTTGCATCGTGATTAATAACACATACGTGAAATAATAGAATTATATATATATGAAACGCTACAACTTATCAGAAATAATGCGCACCGCACATAGAACCTACAAGTATGTAGGTAAGAAGCAAGGTAAAACCTTCGGCGAGGTCCTAAAATCAACTTGGAGACTTGCCAAATTGGACGTAGCCAGACAGGAAGCGGACGCAAAACGCAAAGCTGAAGAGGAAAAGAGACTAGATTCTCTTAAAAACAGTAGGCCGGCAGAGGTGGTAAGGTATAACTTCTCAGGGGAGATATATAATCCTAGCAGCAGAGGTTACATGGGCGCACATTACGTAGGAGATTAACCATTAAAATATACGATTATGATAGAAATGACAATCATCGTTTTAAGCCTGTTTGCCGGATACAAGATGTTCGGTGACGATAACGACAGGTTTTTCATGTGCTAAGTAAGAGCGACACGATAGTATCAACACATTAAATAGAAACATTATGGAAACAAAAAGTTTGGAATTATGGTCTACCGATAAATTGGTAGAAGCGAAAAACGGTCAAGCCGTGACCTCTTCTTTGGTGGTCGCGGAGTACTTTAGGAAGGCGCACAAAGATGTACTGAAAGCGATTAGAGGTTTGGAATGTAGTGCTAATTTCACAGAGCGCAATTTTGCGCCCTGTGTGTATATCAACGAGTTATGCAATAATGTAAAAAAAGAACTCCCCATGTACTACATGACCCGTGACGGCTTCACCTTCCTCGCCATGGGCTTCACCGGAAAGGTAGCCGCCCAGTTCAAGGAAGCATACATCGCAGCCTTCAACGAAATGGAAGAAAAACTACGATCAGAGCGTTGCACCAAGTACGCAGAACGCATCGTAAGGAAGCAAGTCAAAGAGTTTAACCTGTCGCTACAGGAAAACTTAAATAATGGCAGAAAGAAGCACGGAAGCACATACGGGGGTCTGATACCTTACGGGAAAGAAGAAGTGGTATATAATCCAAAAGAAAGCATGGAATCCAATTTAAAGCGGATATTCGGGCAAGTACGTGAAATGTGCAAAGACGGATTCTTGATGTCCGCACTCGCAGTCGAGACAAACAAGGTGCTACAAGAGTTTATAAATAAAGAGTAAGTCAGGGGATTTCGGTCCGACACTGAAGTTGACGCCAATCAGCGGGAAAGGGTAGCTTTAGGGCTGCCCTTTTTTATGCCCGAATAACTCCATAAGGGAAGAATAAATTATTATGCTGCTTGTTTCAATTGCAATAGGATCAACAGCTCCGTGAATTTTTCCTCATAGTAAAGCGGCTGGGTGCTTTTAGGATTATTCGGATTAACCTGGTTCTCTCCAAAGTTTAATCCTTCTCCTGTAATGGACTTAAATTTCTTTCGACTGCCCTTGCTAGATGTGCGTGTAAGCTCTATCATTAATCCTTTTTCTATCATTTTCTGATTGAATACTTGAGCACTAACAGGACAGTCGTTTTCTTTTAGAAGTTCCCCAGCCGATTTCAATATCCCCTTAGATGGCGTATAGTCCGGTGTAGGTAATCCCAACGGTTCAGCGATAGTTTTTGCCAAGGCAAGTTTGCTGCTTTCATTCAAGTTGAGAAATCCTGTAAGCCAGTCCGCCACTGCTATTTTGTCTTTAATAGTCGGCTCTTTCAATTGTTTTGCATATTCGGCTGTTTTATGAAAGACTTTGCGGTATACTTCAAATACTGGACGGACTTTCTTTACGATAAAATATTCAAGACAAGAAACGGTAAGATAGTAGTCATCCACATATTTAGCCCCTGACACCTGCTCCGCTTTTCGGCGGACCAGCTTATAATCTTCATTTTCAATAAAATCGCGAACTAGTGCTTTTACTGCACCATCTTTTCGTTCATAAATCAGCATCCATACTTCATCCAAATTAACCGGATATTTCTCACTCGTTTTTGCTAATTTTAAAATAGCATTGAAATACTCTTTGATTTCTTCACTTGTACTTGATTTTGTTAATTGGTCCATAATCATTATATTTGCAACATAAAGTTAATACTATCCCCATTAGCGGCTCGGACACTTCCGCTTCTGGGGATTTTAATTTGTCTTGGTTCAAGCAACGTTTCTCTCCCGAACCATATTAGAGATAATAGCATAAACCTTATCCAAAATGTTATTTCTTTCCGCTATTTCAAGTTTTGTTTCTCCCTTGAACTTCTTCTTGTAGTTACCGATGGAAATGTGATAGAGGTAATATAATTGCTCGTAAACCTTGTGCCAAACGTCTTGTTGTCTTGTATTGGTTGCCGAAGCATATTTGTTCACCAACTGGCGTATCTTATCACGAAGAGAGATTTCCGGTACCTTTTCAGATGAGACAGCAACTGCTAAGAGCAATTGCCCATTTTCTTCCCTCTCCTGTTCCATTGCATCCAGTCTCTTCTCTACGTTTTCAATCCGTTTACTTTGTTCAAGCAAAGCTTGTGCGGACTGAACAAGGATTTCAAGCTGAGATAACGGCTTTTGCTGTTCCTTCAGGGCTTTTTCCATTGCATTGAAAGCTGCAATATAGTCAAGTTTAAAGCGCATAGCCTTTTTCCCGGTAAATCCCATAGCTAACAAAGTAAAGCCATCACGATTCATTATAAACATTGGGTATTCTTGCCTATTTTGTTCATTAACATAAATAGTTTCAACAAACATGGGGTCAGCCGAATTTTCGGCACACCCCTGTATAAGCTCTCTAATAGCATCTAAGACATGCTTATGTTCTTTTCCGAACTTTTCAGCTACCAACAAGCTACTTGTTAGTGCTTGGTTGTTCTCACCTTTAAAAACCAAGTCGTTCATATTATCAAATATTTTGTTCTATTTTTCCTCTTATTTTTGTATAACACCCGTAATTTTTCTGACTACTCGGTCACTTCTTTGATCTGTTTTTCTGATTTAGAAGATATATTTCCATTTGAAGAAGCCTGCTTTTCACTCTTTATAAGCTCTATCTCTTCCTGTGGAGCATCCGTCAAAGCAAGCATAGTAACAGCCAGATCAAGAGAAATAATTCCATCCGAATATAGCTTACCGATAGCTTCCCATTGCTTCTCCTTATCTTCATTGAATGGTTCCGCAAATTCGTGAGTAATCTTCAGCCTGGATAACTGGTTTCTCAGATGGATATGGGTAACATTCATCATAATAGCCAGAATAATGTTCTTTTCCCGGTCCACAAGTATATCGTAAGTCTCTTTTAGATTGTCCCTTTTAATGTACCCTAGCGTCATAGCACGCTTTAAAGCCTCTCCAGATAGTGTTCCCATACCTTTCATGTTTTCGAATGAGAAATCGGGCGTAAATGAGTCGAATAGAATAGAGTTATTCAAGTCTTTTTTTTCACTATCTTTCATTGAAGAGTATTCAGGAGGAGCTAGATAGTCAATAGCACTGTTCTTGTCTTGCATTTGGATTACTTCCCCAACCATGCTTGGATCTGATAAAGACTGGAGAACATCTGCCGTTGCTTTTACTTTCGGGTCTGCAAAATAATTATTAGTATCAGCGGCTTTGGAATCAATATGTTCCTCCCTGTCACATCTAGGCTGTGTCCCGTACCAAGCCTTATCCTGTTTATAGTAAATTACGTTGATTTTACCAGATGGATTAACCAACGGCTCAACTTCCCACCCAATATTTGCTCTTTTGCATCGGAATATGTAGGATGGCGTTTCTATATCAAAATGCTCAACTGTTCTATTGCCCTCCTTCAAATTGTACCCATATCCAAATGCAATCATATTTTCGTATTGATCGAAAAGCGGACGGAGAGTATATCCCTTAGATTTGGATATGACCAAAACCTTTACTCCCGGCCTTCCGTTATCATTAAATATATGATATACTTTTGCACTTTCAGTTTCTGCGCCGGCCAGCCTTTTTGCTTGTCTCATTGTTGTATGAAACCTAGTATTCTGAAGAAACTCGTTATATGCCTCAAACGCTTCATCTGTACCTTCCACATCGTTCTTCCATTTTATAGGATTACCCAACAAGAAGAATAACTCTACTTCATTGATATACCTTTGTCTTGTCCGAGGTAGCTTTTCTGTTCTATAAGGTTCTTTGCCTTTACGCGGCTTATCTGGGCGACTGTTGACCTTATGAAACTCCGGATTATACTCGGCAATAGCCTCATTTACATCAATATCTCTATCTTGAAGCAGCGAGATAACCTGGCTTATATCCCTGTCTTGGATAAGCCTCATTAAATCCCGTTCAACTCCTAAAGAATTAAGCGTTTTGTTACGCAACAAATTGAATATAGCCTCAATATAATTCATATCTTTTATTTTAATATAGTCCTAAATCGTCTTTATTGTATTGTTTTGGTTTTAATATTCTTCCTAATACTTCCCCCAATACCCAATATCTTGCAGCATCAAGTGCGTGATTATATTTATCAATTGGTTTATTTATATAATTACCATCCTTATCCTTATCCCATGTATATTTCCTTAACTCATATAAAAGATTATATGACCTTCTAGTTACTTTCAAGTTTAATTCTAACATTTTATCTATGCCTGCTAGAATTGAACTTTTAGAGTTTATATTTGACTTATCTACCGGATAAATAAGAATGCCTGAGTTTGATATTTCTTGTATTAATCTTGGGTCTGCACTTTCTGATATTACTTTTAACCTAAATGGCTTAAGAGAATCTGATATGTCCCCAGATAGCATCCGGGTCCTGTAAAACAACTCATCAAGATATAGGTCATTATCAATAAGCGCACATTCAATAGCCGCAGAAGGGTCGTTTGAATATCCAAAATCTAATCCAACACCTCTCTTCTTAGCATAATCGGGTATAGAATCTACAATCTCAAATCGTTTAAATATTGCACCTTCCGCAACATCAGACCATCTTCCAATAGCTACATGGGCATATTTCTCCGGCTCTTCTTCTTTCATACGTTCCATCTCTTGAATAAACTGAGGAGAAAGGTTCTCTATGTTGTCTAAATAAGTAGTATGAATATGAAGAACATTAGGATGAGTGGAAATCTGAACTTGTACACCGTCGATCTCTATCAATTTGTGCGTTTTTTCAATGTATTTCTTATAAATAAAGTGATTCGAATCTGTCGGGTTCATAATAATAATCACTCTATTTTGAATCCCTTTTTGCCTTATTGAGAGAACTAATTTATCAAAGTCCTCTTCTGAATTCCATTCCTCTGCTTCGTCACACACAAAAGTAGTAAGCCCCTGTATGGATTTTAACTTTGCCGTTTGATTTCCTGAAGATGTCCTGATACCCCTAAACATAATTACACTATCTGAAAAGGTATTGATAATGTCTTTTTTAGTTATATCAAAGAAATCATTAGTTCCCTCTAAATCTATCTTTTCTTGAAATTCAGGAATGACCGATATATCTGCTGAAGTCATTGTGTATCGGCTGTACAGCATCTTATGCCCAGATTCGAATGAAAGCCTTTCTATAAACGTACCAACATTAAAACTTTTAGCACTTCCACGACCACCGGTTATGAGAGTTATTAATTTATCCGTGTTATTATACAACGGATTATAGACTTCTTGAGTTTTAATGTTAAACACTATCATTTCTTTTTTGATCTAGCTTTTATCCACTCTTGAACAGGGATACTTCCTTTTACATTCAATGTACTTTCTTGTTTTTCAGCAAGACCTAATTTGCGAGCTATTATATTAGCATTAAAAGCTCCTACAGTAGCCCCTTCCAACTGCTGAGTTTCTATTACAGATTCTATACGTGCAATGACCGACAAAAAATCTTTATGATTAGCTTTCTTAAATTCCCTCCAGAAAGTTTCACTTGCATCACAATATAACATTAGACCACTAAGTGTATATGGCCGCTGTGTAGGCGATTCCTCCTTTTCCTTTGCCTTTCCTTTTGTTTTATTCTTAACAACTCTCCAAGGGTTCTTATCGCACCACTCAAAATATTCACAAGCAGCCTCCCATAACAAATCAGGGGTGGCAAATAACATGTCACGCCCATGCTTGCTTCTTAACTTCCAAAATTGATTTCCTTTTGGTGCTGCCATCTCTATTTATTAAAAATTAAACCCTCATCTCTTAGATGAGATACAATTTCACTGTAAATATACTCTATATCCTTCCGAAAGCCCTTATAATTGTTGTAGAGAACAACCACAGTTTCGATATTGTGGGAAATAAATGTCTTATCGCTGATATTTACCGATTCTGCAATCTTATCCCGAAGCCCCCTAGGCATTCTCCCCCCTGCTAGAACACTAGGAGCATACAGGAATAAAATGATGAATATGAACTTTTTTCTGTTATGAACACTGTCTTTGTATCCCGGACAATCCCTTAAGTTGTTTATTTCACAAAACCACTTATATATGGATGGGATATAGTCCAGATCAGACACGATAGGAGCAGATAATTCAGATTCTCTTTCCGACAATCTTGATTTCTGCTCTCTTATTGATTTTAATTCTGAAATTTCTGAAAACATAGCACATTTATTTAAAGTTAATAGTATATTTGTACTATGAATTGAGGAAAGAGGACTTATCTGGTGGTTCGGGTGGTCCTCTTTTTATTTTGTCTTTCTTCCCCATACACATGCATTGTACAGTGCATAGGCATACATCTAAAGTTCCCTGCTGTTGCTTATATATTCCACATTCATTGCTGCTTTAAAGCAATCAGCTAGAAGGTTGTTGTCTATTTCTTGTTTCATATTGATTTTGTTTTAGTTAATATATTAATAGCCCTTTTTACGTCACGCTTGGATATTCCACGTAAAGCATGAGTTTTTATGATATGTTTCTTTTGAGAAAGCAACATATCAGAATCATCATCAAGAATTACATAATTAGTAACATCTTCATGTTCCCACAACCAACGGTCTATTTCTACGCCACGACATAAACCATAGTGCGTTTCTTTATTCCCATATTTAAAACCGTACATTCTTGAAGTAATGTCAATAATATATTCAGGATATGGGAAAGGATTATGACCTATTTTTGTCTCTCTTGTTGTAATAGCTTCAATAGTCTGTTCTAATGTATATCTTCTCCATGAAGAAGATATAACTATTTTGGCTCCGGTCGCATCGCAAATCTGTTTGACCAATTCAACCTTTTCATTATCAATAGTCCATTTACTTTTCAGTGTGGTTATTACACCGTCAAAGTCGAGAAATATAATCTTACTCATATCTGATTTATTTTGAGTGTTTATTCTTAGGGAATAATCCATCTGAAAAGTTTATTAACGCTTCAACTTCCCCAGCTCAATCTCATAAGTATAAAACTCTTTATCAATAATATCCATGAGCTCCTGAAAGTCATTTGTATTGTAATTCTGCTTTATAGATTCAATTACGTTTACTCCATCCGAAAACCAATCAGGGTTCGACTCTTTTAGCTTTCGCATAGCTGTTGGAATTTGATGTGTATAAAGGTTTTCGGAGAATATAAAATTCAGCATTTCATATACATCATCCATTTTCGTTGATAGTCTTCCATCTAATATGGTAAAAGCCTTTTTAAGTGATACTCTCATTTTATTTCTCCTTTCTCTTTAATTCGTTACCATTTGTACATTAATTTTTTCTTCAAACTCCGCAATGATACAGTCTGCATCACCGCCATGTACCCAATTCTCTAAAACGGAGGAAAGGATTTCAATTGCTTGTTCTTTCTCCCATTTTGCGCCAGCTTTAAATCCGGACTTATAAATAACTTGTCCAACTATATTATATCCTTCAGCTCCTTGTTTAGCGGCTTCTTCTAATGTCTGTTTCATATCAATTTTTTAGTTTGAGCCATACGGCAGACATTCAACCACCGTATGGCAATGTTTATTTCTTCATTAAGCCAATTCGTTCCGCAAGAGTAAGAAGACAGTCGTGCATCTGCACCTTTTGAACTTCCATTAAGGCAATCTGATTTTCACCGGCAATTTCAACTGCATCTTCTCTACCAAGGAATAGAACTAGCTTATTATATTTGTCCATCAGTTCATTGTATTCGATGCGTAGGCGGTCAATAAACGTCTGATTGACAGGGTAGCGGTCTTGCAAAGCATATCCAAGCAGGAACCAGACTTTATCCTCTATCTTCCGTAAGCAGATCTCTTTCCCGATTTCCTCACTGTAATTGGCAGGATCAACACAAGTCGTTGATTCCCGTAGGGTAAAGCCGTTCTTCATACGAACCGTTACATAGGTGCATGGCTTATCAAACTCCACTACCGTCCTTACGATCACATCTTGCATGTTAGCAAGCACTTCTTCTTTTGTTACTGTTATCATTTTTTTCTATGGATTTTTTTAGCCCGTCCAAGGCTCATTTCTTATTTGTTTTTACGATTTTCTCTTAGCTCTTCTTCGCTGACATTCTTGTTAGAAAGGTCGCTAAGATTAGATACAGTAGTTATATTATCAGGTTTGCAATATAAACACATTTGAGTATATGGTGAATATACTCTTCCACACTTCGGACAAATCCAACCTTGTTGCCCAAATATTCCGTTATACGGATTGATTGCACTTGATTCTTGTTTCATAATTTATTTTTTAATTATTCATCTTGAAAATCATCAATCTCATATTCCCATTCCATTGCATCCGCTTCTCGAATATTATCACTAAGCCATTCTTTTGCGTTTTCAAGCTCATCATCCCATTCAGGTACATCACCACCTTCATCATAGGCTTTAGCTAATTCATTATAAACTTCGTCAGGGACTTCAACATTTCCAAGCCCAACTCGATAAGTTACTTTGATTGTTAAATCTTTAATATTCTTCATATTTCCTCCTCTCTATATTCAAAGGGACCGTCATATCCCATTCCTTTAAGACGTTGTGTAAACTCTTCGACTGAATCATTTAATGGGGTGTAGCAATCTAAAACATCCTGGAAAGGTCTAAGATAATGACTCAATACATCTAGAGCTTCTTGTTCACCCTTCACTTCTCCAAATTCCTTTTTACAAAGGTTTATATAGTCTTCCCTTGTCATGTTAATGTTAGTCACTGTATCAACAATTGTGCTGAAGCGACAGAAAAGGCCATTAGGCTGTTGAGCTATAAATCCTGGCACGACTCCTACTTTCCTTTAAAGTGTTCTATTAGCTCTTCTACTGTAGCCTTATGATAATTGTCCACATTAAGGTCGTTAGGCATTCCGTAAAAGTCTATGCCCGATAATCCACCGTATTCTGTATTATCACGACATATCCCCCAATCTCCTTTGCCGTTGATAAACATTTGGTTGTTGTCTGTATCGTCTCTCAATGCGGCAATAGCTAGGAACAAAGACTCGTTGGTTCCGCAATCAAGAAAATGTCCATATAATTCCTGCGAATAGGAGCAAGAGAAAACGGCTTCTCTCCCATGATATACTTTAATGTTGTCTCCAATAGCATTTAATCTTTCATTAGAAAGAAGTGGTCTAATCCCTAAACGTTTCAAAGACTCTCTTAATCTTTCAGTGTTTTTTCTAATAAAACATGGTGTTGTAAATCCCATAGTTAGTTCCTTTCTGATTTGTTTTACTCTATTCGATTTAAAATTTCTTTCTGTATAACCTCTTTCGCATTAAAGTGAAAAAGTCCTTTTTTCAAACGTCTAACATCCTGCATCGACATTTCATTTATATAAAAGTAAAAGGCTTCATACTGATCACTGAAATTCTTAGCAAGAACATTATTAGGCTTGTTGTTCATGTTTCGTTCAATGGCGACAATCATACGCTTTGCATAGCCAGGAAACATCTTAAATTCAGTCCGCATCTGCTTGCTTCCAGCAAGGGGGCAACCAACGCAACCATGACGGGAGAGATTGTAAGGCGCATCGTAATACTTGGAATATGGAAGCCCGTATTTCCGGATATAGTTCCAAACATCAGCTTCTGACCATGTTAGAATAGGAAGAATATGCTTTGCACCTTTCATCCACTTACGTATATCGCATTGCTCTGGTTCATATAATGCTCTAGATTGGCTTTCTCCTGCCCTCATTCCTTCGATTGTACGCTGACCGATACCGTATTGCTCCTTCAACTTTTCACAGCAAAAACGCCTCATTCTACTGGGTAGTCCTTTGTTTTCAACCAACTGAAAGAATGATTTCTTTGGATGAAGTATTTGAACATGTGAATAGTTCTTCTTTATAAAACTGATTGTACCAGGTGGATCAACCGTTGTATTTGCGTAAAAAGCATTATACTTTATACCAGAACGCTCTGCAAGGTCAAGAATAACAACACTATCTTTGCCACCAGAAAAGCCTAAACACATTGGGTCATCACGTTCCATGCTGCGAAGAAAGTCGATTGCCTGCTGTTCCTTTTTATTCATTTCTGATTTGTTATTAATCAATTATCAAAATTTCCCGGTATGCAATGTCTATCTCATTCGTCTTCTCATTCTCATTGAAACAATAGCAAAGAAACCATTTCAACGCACCTTCATTCTCATATTGTGCTTTCCACATTTTACCATTATAGAGAGCTGACGGTTGAGAACGAGTATAATCCATGAGTATTTCAAAATCAAGTCTACTCATCACTGCATGAGTATCATCAATTAGTATCAGGTAGGTTGGCGGCTGTTGCCAACACATCCCATAAGGATGCGTCATCGGTGGAATAATATTATCTTTATTCATTATTATTCTGTTATTAGTTAATCCTTTCATATTTAAGCCCAAAACACCATCTTATCATTAGTCTTTGAAACCGATTTAATGGTTTGTAAACAGGAATAATAGATCGGGTCGACTTTTGAACAAGTTTAGCTATTGCTTTTGGTTGTTCTATATATTCTATTTCGCTCATACTTATTTAGTTTTTAATCTCATTAATAGCATTATTTTATCCCATAATATTAGAAAAGCATTCC